TTGCACCGGCCTCTTTTTTAATCGATACTTCGTTCGATTTTTCGTCTTTTATCTTCATGTTATTTCCTATTATTTGTTAGTTATTTTCGTTTTATTTGCGATGTATACACCGAACAAATCAAAAGGTAGCTCTTTACCACCTTCAACTTGCTCTTTAACAAAAGCCTTAAGAGTCATAGGTTCAACTTTTTCTTTTTTATTATAGTTGAATCCATGGTCTTCACAGACTTTTATTAATTCAGAGACTTCGTTGTCTTGACCTCTATTAAATGAAGCGGTTACGGTGTTCTTAATTATATCTTCGAACCCCTTACCTCTTAACCAACTGAAGGCTTCCTCTACACGTGATTCAGGAATTTTTGCTGCATAGAATGGTTTAACTTCTACAGTAGAACCATCACTTAATTTCAACAAAGATACACCTGCTTCCTGCATCATCTCTGGAATTATTCTCTCTTCCATATCTCTAGCTTTATGCTTAAGAAGTGAAAGACTTTCTTCATCTTTTTCTATTTGTTTTCGTAACGTATTTAAAGAATTGCATTTGTCAGTAATAGATTTTACACTATCTTGACTAATGTCAATGTTTGACATTTTTTCAATATCCATATTTTTCCTCCTGCAGGTCTCTTAAATTATTCATTTGATCTTTGCAAGAAAAAAATATAAAAACTTTTTAGATGTCGAAATACCCCTACAAGACCAAGCCGTACGAGCACCAGAGAAATGCTTTGTCCGAATCAGCAGAAAAAAATTCATGGGCATATTTTATGGAAATGGGTACAGGTAAAACAAAAGTAACCATAGATAATATTGCTTATCTTTATTTACAAAGAAAAATTAATACTGTTTTAATTATTGCGCCTAAATCTGTTTATACAAATTGGCAATCTGAAATAGAAACTCATATGCCAGATGTTTTAAAATATACAATTTATAAATGGAATTTAGATAAACCTAAGGATTATTTTAAATTAAGCGAATCACCCGATCTTAAAATATTTTTAATTAATGTAGAAGCTTTATCAACTAGAAGGGGATTTGAGGCGTGTGTTGATTACCTTAAAAAAAATAAGTTAAATTTTGTAGCATTGGATGAATCAACCACAATAAAAAACCGATCAGCAAAAAGAACAAAAAACATTTTAGGATTAGGAAAATTATCCCATATAAAGCGTATACTAACAGGATCCCCAATAACAAAATCTCCATTAGATCTATTTACACAATGTGCATTCTTAAGTCCAGAATTATTAGGTTTTAATAGCTACCTTGCCTTTAGAAACAGATATGCTGAGATGACAGATATCCCTGTAGGTTCTGGAAGGTTTGTAAGTGTACCAAAATACTACAAAAGATTAGAAGAATTAGAAGAAAAAATGAAGAGTTTTGCTACTAGAATACGTAAGGATCAATGTTTAGATCTTAAGCCTAAGGTTAGGTCTAAGAGATATATAGAATTAGAAGGTGAGGGTAAAAAAATATATGAAAGACTTCGAACTCATGCACTCGCTGTTGTAGAAGATAGCACAATATCTTTTTCTAACAAACTTACAGAAATTATTAAACTTCACCAGGTATGTAATGGTTTTACTAAAAATGATGATGGCAAAATATTACAGTTACACAAATCTAAACTTTCTGCACTTGAAGAGACATTAGAGGAAACTGATGGTAAAGTTATTATCTGGGCTAATTATTTATACAACATTCATGAAATTAAAAACTTTCTAATAGACAAGTATGGCCCAGAATCTACAGTAAGTATTTATGGAGAAATTAGTGTTGAAGATAGAAAAAATGCTGTTGATCGTATTCAAACAGATGACAAATGTCGTTTTTTGGTTGGCAATCCCACTACCGGTGGTTTTGGTCTTACTCTTACTGCTTGCAATACTGTTATCTATTTTAGCAACAGCTATAACTTAGAAGTCCGAATGCAATCAGAAGACCGTGCTCATAGAATGGGCCAAAAAGGTACTGTTGTTTATATTGATATTGTAGCCAGAGGTACATTAGATGAAGCTATCATGAAGTCTTTAACCAGTAAAGGGAAGCTTGCTGCTAAAACTTTAGGTGAAGAAGAACTTAAAAGTTGGTTATTATGATTATTTTTGGATACCCAATACACCGCAAACATAATAAAAGAGTTACTAAGATAGTTGTTGTGGTAATTATTTTAATTATTGCTGTGATAATTTATTAAACTGCTCTACTCTTTCTAAAAATTTATCTCCATATTCTTTTAAATCAGATTCATTTAATTTAAATTCTTGATACATGAGATCTCTGGTGCAAATTGATATTACACCTTGTTCAATTGGCCCGTAATTTTTAGTATGTGCTAAGTAATAAGCTCCTAGTTGATATTTATAATCTTCAACCCACTCTTCTTTTTTAGGTCTGTTAGATTGTTTCCAATCTACTATGCTTGGTTTTCCGTAAGCAACACAAGATAAATCTGCTGTTCCTGCAAATTTATTATCATACTCTAAACTTATTTCATTACCCCACACTTCATCTATTTTAATATTATCTAAAATAGTTTTAGCCATCATTCTAGGTTTTGTACCTTCTTTAGTAGCGTTGTAATAACCTTGTCCTGTTAAATGATATTCAAGCACCTGGTGCATCTCTGTTCCAATCGAAGATGCTTGTTGCATAATTCTGTCTGCTTCTGCGTTTCCCACTTTACGTCTCCAGTTATCGAGAAAACGTTTATCTTTAGTGGCTCCAAGTATAGTTGTAACGCTTGGTACTTTAACGTTATCTACTAAATATTTACGTCCTGTAGTGTCTGAGAATCTATTGTAATGTTTGTAAGGATACTTCTTTACTAACTTCATGTAACACTTGTTACATCATATTTGCTATTAACGCCAGAATAATCGCACCGCCTGCTGCCATTAACATTTTTTCTAATCTTAATATTCTATCTTTTATTTCTTTTATTTGGTCGAAGGTTTGTTTTTGCATTAATCTACAAATTTTTTCGTGGTGATCTATTCTAGATGTTGCAGATGGTTTAGCCACGCTTCATACCTCTTTGTGCTATTGCAGCTCCTGTAGGATCGTTAGGAAACAAAGCTTGGAAATTTTGTGCATTTACTTGTCCGGTATTCGGTGGTGCTGGTGCTATAGGCGCTTGAGCTATTGGGTCTTCAAGTTGTAAGTCACTCATAATCATTTTTTCTTCAGCTTCGATTGGAGCTTCTTCAGTATCAACCATAGCTTCGTTCTGTGTAGCTGTAGCTAACATTTCAACTGCATTAGTATCAGTTTGTAAGCTACCTGAAGTACCTGAATAGTCGGATGCAAACATTACTTCAAAATTGTTTTTAGGAATTGTATCTTCGTTATAGTTAGGTGCTGGGACTTTTGCATCTAGTTGTCCCATTCTTTCAGTAATTTCTTCTGGTGTTACAGTTTTAGGATCTACTCTAGGTATATCAACATCACCTTCGTTTAAGTAATTAACTAATCTTGCAAACGCTTCTCTTTTTTGTGTAAGGCCAAGTCTGCCAACAACACTCGGTGTTTTTAAAATATTAGCTGCTGTTTGAATATCTCTACCTTTAAAGTATCTTCTTCCAATACCTAGAACTCCTGGTACACCATTACCAACCTTTTGACCCATTAATAATTTAATTTGTTCATCAGGGTTTAATGCATCATTAAAAGCTCTCATAGCTATAGGATCTGTAAGTATTTGACCTGCACGTCTTCCAAGTAATATAAATAGTGCTGGTGCAAATGGGTTAACAGCTGCAGAACCTCCAAGAACTAAAGCTCCTGTGAATGAATTAAGTCCACCTAATTGTAATCTTCTTTGCATAAAAGTAGATGTATCAGCAATAGGAGTATCCGATATTGCTTTCATGTAAGTTAAAAACTTTTCAAATTCTTTAGATTGAGCTCTACCACCAAGGATAGATATCATTTTTTCTTTAGCTACATCATCGGTAGCATCTCCAATCCCAAGCTCTCTCATAAATTTATTTATGTTAAAACTTGATGTGTCTTTTGGACTAAATCTTATTTTAGTTGCATCAAATATATTAGTTCCACCCTTAACTTTATCAATACTAAAATCTACGACATCTCCTTTTTGAACCATAGATTCCATAACATCTACTGTTCCGTTGATGCCTGCTCTAACTGTTGAATCATTCATGATTTCATCAATCATCGTTCTACCCGCAGGAGATGAAGCTGAATCAAAACCTTTGTAGAATGAATTAAACATCCATCTAGCTTTTGCTGCATTGTATAAGGCTTCTCCACCACCTTTTGTAACACCTATTGCTTGACCAGTTTTTTTAGATGTTATTTTGTCAGCACCTAGTAATTGTCTAAATTGTTTTATTGCTGTTGAATCACCACGTGTAAATACATCATTTGCTAAATCATTAAAAAATCTTTGTGCTTTTTTCTTTTCCATCGAACCAATTCCAGCTAAGGCTTTGTTAGTAAATGCAGTTGCGCTGTATTCTTTAAATACTTTTGTAGCATTTGCTCTTTGATAGAAGTTCATTAATGTAGAAAAAGTGTCATTTGCACCATATAATTTATCTCTTAAACCTTCTGATGCTTTAATTTTTAATGCCATGTCTGCTTCTGCTGCAGCAGGATTTGTTTTTTTTAGTGTTTCATAAGCAGCTTTTACTGCATCATCTTTTAAAAAAGTTTCTTTTGTTATAGCTGAACCAAACGAGTTAAGATCATTTTCTAAAGCTTCTCTTATAGACCATAGGGTCGGTCTTATATTGTCATAAGTTGTTTCTCCTATGGCTCTGTTTAATGTTTCCATCATTCCTTTGTATTGTTTCGGTGTTACAAAGTCGTCAATCTTGTTCATGTATCTAAAGAATAAAGCTAATGGATCTCCTGTCCCTGTTAATTTTTCTATAGCTTTCATGTCAATATTACCTACAGTATCTTCTGCGTAACCTCTTATTCCTGGATATTTCATAGAAAGTTCATCCACATAATTTTTAGCCATAAATTTTACATGACCTGTAGGAATAACTTTTGGATTACCAATTGTATCTGCTAAAGTATCAAAAGCTTTGTAGCTTGCATTAATTAAATTACTATTTTGTATAAACGCTTGTTCAGCTTGTTTCCAAACAGTAGCTGATAACATTCCTGTTTTAACAAGTGGACCATATTTTAATACATCATTGTTTAAATAGTTTCTGCCAGCTGCTTGTTCAGCACCTTGTAAAGCTTCTTTACCAATACCATTAATAAAAGGCATAATACCAAGTACCTTAAAATACTTAGCAGCAAAACCACCAAGAAGACCTGTACCTTCTTGTGCCGTCATTACCATAGGAAGTGGTAAACCCTTATCTCTTGCAATGTTTACTAATTCTTTTGCATCTTTTGATTTAGCACCAATCATCAATCTTCCAACTTTACCTAAACCTTTTGTAATAACCGGTGTCAGTGCTGCAGCACCAGCGTTCCATGCTAAAGCTGTAAACATAGAGTCTGCTGCGTTAGCCATCATATCTGTATCAACTTCTTTTGGACTCATGTTTTCCATGTCAGAAGCTATTGCATCCATTGCAGCAACTCCAACAGTTTCATTTAACATGTCATAAGTAATTGAACCTGCACCTGCTCCTCCAGTACCACCTAATACTGAATATATTTCTGCTTTACCTAGAGGACTAGCTATGACTCTTCCGATAGTTGGATCTGCTACTTTAGCAAGTAACTTTGTAAGGCCACCTAATAATTTAAATCTTCCGGGTAGTTTTGCAGTTAGCTTATCTGAAAAGTTGCTAAACATTTTAGTTCTAGCAAACAAACCTGTATTTTTATCTCCAGGTACTTTTGATTTAGCTGCACTAAATATTTTTTTTCTCATCATAACGTAAGGTGTAATTGATCCTATAAGATCTCCAGCAAGGACTGCTTCTGATCTACCATCTAATGAGCTTCCTTGTTGTTGTAATCTAACACCAATAGGATTTTTAACTGCTTCATTCATTGTTGCTGCATCTTTTGCTGCACCAGCTCTTTCAGTTTGCAATTCAGACATTGAAGGACTTGTGATTAACCCTCTTTTAATAGCTTCGTTTAAGGCTTGTGTTTGTTTTCTATTTAACTTACTTGGATCAAAAGTATTATTATTAATTTGTTCTTGGATTTCTTTTATAGTAGCCATTAATCTATCCCTTCAAGAATACTATTTATTTCATCAAGACTTAAATCTTGAGAAAGTTGTGAAGTAACTCCACCTTCTCCTTCAAATACTTCAAAGTTTTTAAGTCTTCTTAAATCTTTAAGAGTGTTTTCTAATCCTCCCGCAACTGTGTATAAACTTTCTTGTCTTCTAATATCAGATTCAAGCTGTCTTCCAATAGCTTCAATAGAAGCTCTAACGTCTTTAGAAGATCTACCTAATGAGAATATGTTTACAATTTCTTTAGCAGCGTTAACATCTCTTTGAGTTAATCTATCTTGATCTTTAAATGTGTTTGCTAGTGCGTATGTTAGTGTAACTTCTTGTACGGCAAGTTTTTCTTGTTCTTCTCTAGATAAACCAGAAAGCATTCCTCTGCTTTTTAATCTAGCTTTAGCTTGTTTAATTAAATTTTTACTATCTAAATTTTTCTTAGCTGCTTCTTTACCTTCATCACTTAAATCAGGATCTCTATCAATTGCAGCATACTCATCAGCTTGAAGTTCAGAAACTTTTTGTTCTAGTGCATCTAAAGACATTCCAGATATTTCAAATCCAAAAACTTCTTTTGCAACACCACTTAATCTTCTAGTAAATTGATCAATTTGTAATCCAGCACCGGCTTTAACTTTATTACCATCTTGATCAATTTGATTTAATGTTTTTAATACATCTCTTGTAACAGATAGTGCATTGTATCTGTTTCCAAGTACGTCTTGAATATCAAATAATCTTTTGTCTACACTGTTTTGTTCTAAGAAATTTTCATATTGACCAATGATTTTACCTTCACTATCAGCAATTGGTCCTCCTTGGTTTACTGGTACGAATGTTTCTCTACCATCTGCGCCAATACCTGCTGCTATTTGTTTAGTTCCATCTTTTAAACTGTAGCCTTTGTAATTTCTTAATCTACCATCAGCTCCTCTAATTTGAATTATTCCACCTGTTCTATCCGGTCTATCTTCTACAGCATTTTCATTAACAAATTTCATGTGTTCTACTGCAGCATTTAGTGATGCTTCTCTATTTCGAGCTCTAAGCTCACCTTCTTTTAATTTTATTGTTGCATAATTATTTACTGCAGGTCCTATTGCTTGACCAAATACTTCCATGGCTCCGCCAATACCCGCTTTAGCTGTAGTTCCTGTTAATAACGCTGAAGCAAGGTTAGCTAAAAATACTAATTTAGCTTGTGATCCTTCACCTTTAAATACTTCTTCTTGATATTTTTTAGCAAGTTTTATTGTTTTATTAAACTCAGCATCATTAGAAGGTCCATCTAATGCAATTTCATTATTTCCTTGAGCAGTGCTTTCTGCTTTTTGTGCTTTCTTTTCTGTATCAGTTAATAAAGCTTCTGCTTCTCTTCTTTCTCTATCTTCAGATAAAGTGCTTTCGTAATTAGTAATTCCATCTTCCCATCTTTCTTCGCCTGAAGGCGGTGGAGTTTCAGCACCTAATGAGTTCTCTTGTACTGAATCTAAATTAGCTATGTCATCTGAATTAGCTACGTTGTCCTGTAGCAGTGGGTCGCCTTCAGCTTTTAACTCTTTTGATTTGTTTCCGGTAACTCTTCCAGAACCGGGCCCACTTTTTGGTGCAGCCGAACTTCTTGGTTCGGTTGTTTTAGGTGGTTTTGATACAAACTTTCCAAACTGGTCATTAAAATCTTCATCACTTAAATATGACATTCCAAATTGTTTTGATTTTTCGTAATGAGCTGCTCTTTCCTTTTCACTCATTTTTTGAATTCTGTCATATTCCATCTTACCGGCAATACCAAGATATAAGGGACCTGCTGCAAGAGCTGCAGAAGTCGCAACAGGTAAAGATGCTAAAGCAGGCATTGCTTTAGATGCATAATAAGCTCCCGCTAATCCAAAAGGCATTCGGCCTAAGTCACTTTTAATACCTAAAGCTTCTCCAACTTTATCACCTGCATAATAACCACCTGCTGCAGGTATATTAGCTATACCTCTAACTAAATTTTTCCCTAATCTTACTGGACCACTTACTTTCATTCTTTCCATAAATGTAGGTGGTTTTCTAATTGCTGGAACGCCAGGTGCTGTGTATGATGGTCCAACCATAACACCTTCATTTGCATTAATAGTTTTTAAATGACCTTTTTTTAATGCAACGTTTCTAAATATTGGTCTGTTTAAAATTTTGTTAATAGACATTCAAACCTCTATTGTCCTTGAGGTTGTTGTCCTTGATAAGCAGCAAATGCTCCTATACCAGTACCGATTGATTGAGCTAACGGACTGGTTGAGGGTGATGTTTTCATTGTAACTTGTGAAGAAGACTTAGGTCCCGCAGCATACAAGTTAGCTAAAAACTCAGCTCTTTGATAAGGTTCATATTGTTGTTGTAATGTAGATTGTCTTGTTGCATCAAGTGCTTGTTGTGCAAGTTGTCTTTGAACACCACCTGCTGCCATTAATTGATTAATATCTCCTTGAGCCATTTGTTGTTGTCCTAAACCTAATTGACCTAACTGCTGACCTGCAGCAAGACCAACTTGCTGTTGTCTTTGAGCTGCGCCTAATGCAGTATTAAAACCTTGTTGTTGAGCTTGTCCCATAGCACTTAAAGCTCTTCCTTGTAGTTCTGCTTGTTGAACACCTTCTCTACCCCCACCAAAAGCTCCTGCATTAACTGCGTTAGCTGATATTTGATTTCCTTGAATTCCCGCTTGTCTTGCAATTTCATCGGTTACGTATGATTGATATGGATTTAAATATTGTTGAATTTGTGATGCACCAATAGGTGCTGCTGAACCTGTTACTTGGTTAATACCTTGTTGAATAGTACCGGCACCAACGCCAGTAGTTCCGGCTAAATTCATACCTTGTTGCTCTAAGGCACCTAATCCAGCTGTTTGATAGTCAGGTAAATTAATAGGTTGTTGTGCGACTTGTCTCGCAATATCCATCAACTCTATTTTTCGTTCTTCAATACCAGGTGCTTCTCTTACAAACGATGTTTGTGTGGAAGGTGTTGCGGGTGGTGCTGATCTAGATCCTCCTCCAAAAAAACTCATATTATATCCATTTCTCTAGTTGTACGTGTTTCTTTTTCCATCCCCATTTTTTGGAAACTTTTTCCCAGCCGGGTCTGGCCATTATACTTAATCTTTTACATTTGTTAGTAATAGCAAAATCTGTGACTGCTTTAATTAAATTGTCTTCCCATAATTCTCTTCTTTTTCCAGTGCAAATTATTATTTCGTATTGATTGTAATTTGGCATAATTCCAATTCTACCAACACAAATACCAAAAACTTTATTTTCTTCAAATTCATCTGAACCAAACAGGACCCAACATTGCATAGTATCCTTTTTAAGTTCATCCATAACCCAAGCAGAGTCTGCATATTTACCAGAAAAAGCTAAAGCCTCAGCCACCATAAATTCAGCTAACGGCCAAAATCTTTCTATATCCTTAGGTTCTAAGGGAAGAATACTTACTAATGGTTTAATTTGTTTTTTGTTCGCTGTTGCCATTTCTATCCTTTAATAAATCAAATACACGTTTGTATCTTTTTTGTTGTTCATAGAAATATTGGGCACCTTTTTCTCTCATGTCTTTCATGCTATTTGGATTTCCTCCAGCTATGATTCCAGCACCTAATACTCCATCTGCTCTTGTTACAAACTCTCCGTCTGCTAATTGAGCTAACATTGTATCCTCGTCCTTATCTCCTACGCCTGCTCCGTCCTCTACATAACCTAATGCTCTTACATAGTTGTTTGCATCGTTTTCGTCATGCGAAACTTTTGATGGAAGATAGTTTACACCACCTTCATTAAATTTTTTAATTTCTGCTATACCACCTACTTTCAATCTTTGTTGTACCATAGAGTACGGACCCATTTGTCTATCGCCTTTTCCTTGTTCTTCTGGAGAATAAACTTTTTTATATTCTTTTTCTTCTCCTGTTGTTGGATCTATATAAGTATAGCCAGGTCTATTTTCTTTCATGTTTAAATAACTCATATTATAACCAGGCATAAAAATATCTGTGGGTTGATTGTCAAAAGCACCGCTTAAATAAGCGCCTCCAGCGATTGCAGTTGAAACTCTTCCTGGAGAAAAGTCAGCACCGGACTCTCCACCTTTTCTTAAAATATCTAAAATACCTTTATTTTGAACTTGATCATCTATGATCTGTGGACTAGCTAGCATTTTAGTTTGTTGTCCAGGTAAATTTTGAAACATTGGATATTTCTGACCAAGTTGAGAATATTTAGTAAAGTCTTGTCCAGCAAGATTCATACCGGCAGATCCTAAAGTATAACCAGTGTAAGCACCTCCGACACCACTTAAGATACTTTGTAATCCTGATTGTCCAGTCTCTCTTGCCCCTTTGTATCCTTGGTAACCTCCGTAAGCTCCTAAGACGTATGGTATTAATGCTAATGGGTTCATTTAAATAAATTCTCCTTTTAAGATCTAAGTATTGAATAATACCATTTTAGTCAGCTAATTTCAACTCGTCTCTAAAACATCCTTCGTATTGATGTTCTCCAACATGGATGATTGGGTCATTCACAAAGACATAACATTTTCCTCCGATATCTTTCCAAAGCTTACAAAAAGAAAAATCTTCACCTAAATATGTCTTAGTATCAGGGTCATGTATACAATCAAAAAAGTTCCATAAATGAGGTCTGTCCACATACTCACCATTTATGACTGTCTTTTGAACTATGTTTTTATCTGGATATTTTTCTATCATCTTGTCAAACACTGATCTTTTAATTAACATACATCCTGTAGGACTATGTGTAACTTCCATAACACCACTGTCTAAAGTTATCTTATTAACGTCTGCTACTTTCATTGGGTATGTGTTTAGCCATCTATGTATATCTCCAGCGTTTTTAACTTCACCATCATTCCATTTTTTATAAAGTTTATCCCACATCATAGTTTTAAGGGGATAGGGAATAGATATTAGTTCTTTGTCTAAATCCAGCATTTTAATAATAGATTCTGCTCTAAAATATATATCGGAGTCTACAAATAACATATGTGTGCAGTTAGATTCTAAAAAAGCTGAAACACATAAGTTTCTTCCTTGAGTAACCAAAGAAGATTTTAATAAAGTAAAGGTAATTCTTATTCCTTTTTTTATACAAAGTTGTTGTAATTCTAAAAGTGCTTGTGTGTAATGCATAGTTACACCACTATGACAAGGTGTACAAATCATAATGTTATAAGGGGACTTAGTTGTTTTCTTTTCTTCTTTTTGTCCGGTGTCCGGTTTCCACATAGGAAGAGTAGCTTTTTCGTATGGTGTTACTTCAACTTCTTTTAATGTTTGATAAGTGTCTTCATTTACTGTTTCTTTCATTTAAAGCTCCTTTCAAAAAGTTTGTCCATTCTATACCCTTTTTTTCCCAGTTATAAAATCTCTTATAAAAGTCTTGTTGATGTTGTAGGTGTTCTTGCATAAAATTTTCATGTAAATAAGATGCTGCAACATTGATAGCCGCTCCTGTATCTTGTGCCATCTGTTCATAATTTTTTGAGTAATTAATATATACTGGCCACTCTGCACAAGTCTCATATAAAGCTCCAAAATTATTAGTTATTACATGTACACCAGATGCTAAAGCTTCTAAAGCTGATGCACAAGAAGTTTCTTCAAATATAGATGGGTACACAAACATATCATAATTAGGCATCATTTCTTTTATGTATTCATGAGGTTTGTAACCAATATAATTTACGTTAGGTAGTTTCTCAGCCTGTTTATATAATCCTTCAAAATCTTTTTCAGTGTTATCTGAAAACTCAGATCCATAGACTTTACAAGAACTATATACATCTAATTTTATATGAGGGTTATCTATCTCCTGCATTGCACGTAACAATACATTTAAACCTCTCCATGGAGTGCAGTGACGTATTAATTTTATTGGAGTTCCTCTTTTATAAATTTTTCTTATAGGAAAAGTATCAATACCATTTTTAATAACTAAAGATTTTTCAGTAGGGATATCAAAAGCATACCTAAACTTTTCGTAATTCCAATGACTATTAAATACATACCAATCATATTCACCATGTCTTTCTTTATTAGTAAAAAATTCTTGTAGGTTAGGTTGGTCCCAAGAATTCTTTTGCCAGAGAATATTTAATTTTTTTGGATCTAATGAAACTTTACCAGGGATAGAGGTACAGATTTGAACTTGGTCTAACAACTCTTTTGAAACATGCTTTTGAAGCATTTCCATCTGTAGCTCAGTAGCTCCTCGGGGTTGCATTATTTTTTAGTTAAAGCTCCAATTTCACCAGCTTTTGTAACTTTAATTTCAAGGTCTTGTCTAAAGTCATCCACAGTAGTATCAGTATTGGCATCAGCAACATCATTATCAAAATCAGCTTTACTAGCATATACTTTACCTGTTCTTTTATGTTTAATAATTTCTTTTGCTTCTGCGGGTATTTTAATTAAATCACTCATTGTCTACGTCCTTGTCTATTATATTTTTTATTGTGCTGCAACTTCTTTTTTTTATTAAGACTCTTACAATGTCTTCTAGGCCTTTTCCTAGGTTGATCTCTTTCAACAAAATCCTTAAATTTTCTAGCCATTTTCCTGTGATCGGTCTATGAGAGCGTAACTTACAACACCTGTAATTTCATTGGCGGTGCCTGCTTGCATTGATAAAACATCACTTGCTTCCATAGCTAAAGTTTCTTCTACCATGTTAGCTTGAGCTTTATTAAGTTCTTTGTAACCTATTTTTATAGCTGAGCCACCCGACTTTGTTAACAAAGCGTGAGTATCAACATTACTTGCTGTATCATGAACTGCTTGTAAGCTTTTAACAAGTAAAGTTGCATCTGCTGGGCACGTTAAAACTGTAGTAACGTTTGTTGTAGTTAAATTAAATGTATCGCTTTTGTATCTAATCGTCATGAGATAAACCAGGTAAATGTATCTTGTTCATTTTTAAATTCTTGTTGATAAGAAGTGTTTAACTTATCTTGCATCGTTCGTAAAGACTGAGTTACTTGTCTTTGATTTTCCTCTGTATATTTAGGTGTCGGTTCAGGAATTACTATATCTACTCTAGCCATTATTTACCATGAAAAGTAGAACCAAAACTAGAAGAATCTCTGTAACTAGTAGCTCTTTGAGCAGCTTTAGATGGCCCTGGGTTATTTGTAGGATTTCTACCTCTTTCTTGATTTGTCTGAATATTTGAAGGTCTCATATCTATTTGTTTTTGAATAGCTCTAGCTTCTCTCATGTTTTGTTCAGCAGCTCTTTGTCTAGCATCAATTCCACCAAATTGTCTAGCATTTAAATAATCCGCTAAACTGCTTGATCTACCAAAATCAGAATTTTGTAATCCTGTATGTAATGCTTTAGCTCCTCTAAAAGCAGCGCCTACAGGGCTAAAACGTCTGTACAAATCAAATATATCTTTTAAACCAAATTTTGTATTATTTTGTTGTTCATTTATGTCTACTGGGTTTACTCCAGGTGGAAGCAAAGGTTGAATACCTATATTTTGTCCCTGCATGGTATTAAAACTTAGAGGAGAGATCTGGTTATTTACTTGAGCAATACCCGCATCATTGTTTAAATATGCTCCTTGAGCTTGTGCTGCTGTGTCTGCTAACTGTGAGTTATATTGTTGTAATAAAAAATCTTCCATTATCCTCTCATACCATCAAGTTGTACATCAGCTCTAAAAGTTCCAAATCTCCAATTTTCGTCTGTACTAGTGTTTGCAATTTTTAAACTAGCAAATCTTGCTCTAGCTCTCGTGTCTATCTTATCAGTAGTTGATGTTATTGTAAAAGGTCCTAGCGGTGAGGATACCTCGGCGTCACTTGGATAATCTCTTAATTGAATAGTAACTTGTGCATTACCTTGAAGTAATTTAAAATCTGGTACAAATCTTCTCATACTCATGAAAAATTCTGCATTAGTTCCGTCAGGGTTTAAACTAAAGTCCCCAGATTCTATAAATGCTGGGATTATAGTCTTCGCACCTGCGGTATCTACTTGATCTGTTCCAACTTCGTGAGCGTAATAAATACTTCCACCGTTTATATTTGTTACACCCTGTATTAAAGGAAAGGTTGGTGTTGTTGTTGAGTTAAATTCAGTTGCATAAGGAACATCATATAAATTAGCATCTGTCCAAGTAGTCCTTGATAAGGATCCCGTTGTCCAAGTTGCGCTTTGATAATTATAAGTAACACATCTATCATTAAATGATGAACCTGATTTTGGATAAAACCAAGTAAGTTCTTCATATAAATGATTAAGACCTACATATACTGATTCACCGTTTTGATAATTAACTCCAAGGTTATCTCCCTTATTTGTGAATACAAAGTCTTCGACTTGGCATGGTAAAGATTTAACAGTACCATCGTAAGTAAAGAATCCACCAGATTCTCCCATCCAATAAACAGCACCATTAACATATTTAATAGAATGCTGTCCAATTGCTCCACAGTTAGAACCTACTTGTCTTATTGAGAAAGTAAACGGAGGTCCTACAAATTGAATTACGTAAGCTGAGTTATCAGTTAAAACAAAAGTATAATCTTTTCCTTTTACAGCTCCTACTATTTTTGTACCAGCATCTATTCTAAAGGTACCTGCAGTGTTTACTGAAGTTGGTGAGTAGTCACTTATATTTTCTTGGTCACTAAATCTTATAAACATCTTGTCTTGAGTAGATTCATCTCCAATAGTTGTTTCTGTACCTAACATTAATAAATGTCTATCTCTATCCGATACTAAAGACATCACAGATGCTGTTGGTGAACTACTTACAATAGTTGCTCTTGTACTTAAGGCATTAGGGTTTGAGTTGATTGGATTCCATTCAAATGTTTTACCATTTTTAATAGTAGCTATTAATTTTTCTCCAAAATTATCTAAAGACCAAGATGCAGGATCTATTGTTAAACTTGAAGATAAAGAAGCTTCTCCCCAACCAGTGTAATATTCAACACCAGACCCAGACGTATGAGCAGATCTAGTGCCTCCAGCACCTCTGGTAATCCCTGTTAGATCATTTGTTGATATGCCTGTATAAGATATAAATTCTGTTCCAACTTTAATTGTTCCTGATGTTGGAAAACCAGTTGTTGATGCAAGTGTAATCGAAGTCCCAGATCCTCCAGTACCTGCTGTGTCATCTAATAAATTTCCGTTAAGAGTTCCAAATACTTGTTGTCCTCCGGCCCATAATCCTGTTCCCCAACCAAAACCGTAAGTAAATCCTAAAGCACCTGCACTAATGTACGGATTGATTGTTGCAGATCCACTTCCGTTTACCGTTGTCCCTGCTGCGCTAGCCATTGTAATAGTAAAAGAATCACTATCGGGAACAGTGACTACTTGAAAAGTATTTGTTTCAAAATCTGAAGAACTGTATCCAGCACCTGTTGGAGGTGTCACTGAAGTAAATGTGAAAAGATCTCCAGGTTGTAATGTGTGTGCTGCTTTGTTGATAGTAACGGTAGCCGAAGTATTTACAGTGTCGAATGTACAACCGGTAATAGCTGTGCCTAAAGGTGTTATGTCGTAAAAAGCACTTTCATAATAAATAATTAAAATTTTGTTTGTGCCTATTGCAGCATATCTTCTGCCGTCTAAATCAGCCCAAATAAACTGTTCTCTTGCTGCACCTACTAAAGATGCGTTAACAAGTTGCTCCCAACCACCTATTTTTTCAGGTAATCCATATCTAAACCTTACAAAGTCTCCGTCAGTCCACTTACCTTCTGCGCCTGTTGCGGTTACTTGTTTGTTAAATCCGGGTGCTATTTGTACTTTTGTTAGAGGCATAAAGACATTTTACCTTAAAATTTACCTAAGTTCTACTGCACTATCACCCGTACCAATAGTACCAGTAGGTAATAGATTCATAGCCATTGATTTTCTAATGCTGTTATTTTTATTTTCTAAGATCATATGATGTACTTCTGTTGGAAAAACAATTAACATACCGTTATTTACCTTAAACCCATATTCATCAGAATTATATATGTTTTTTTCTTTAGTGCTTAAATTAAAACTTGTTGCCGAATTGTAATTTTTAAATTCAATCTTATTATCTTCAGTTTCTTCGTTACCCCAATAATACACCATACTGTACATATGGTTTTTATGTGCATGTAACATACTTTCCTGACCTTTATGTGTTTTTGTAAACCAAGAATTAGTTATTATAAAATTATTATCATAATGCATAATATTTTTAGAAAAGTTATGGAATCTTTCCATTATTTTTTCTTCTAGAAAAGTTAAGGGATGGCATTGAAACAACCTTAACTCTTTAGATATTTCACAACTTTTATTATGTTCTGCATTTCTCCTAGCTTTGCTAAACTCTATATTGTCATAGATTTTATTTAATTTACTTTCCTCATCCTGATTAAGTATTACATCAGTTACATACATTGTTTTAGAGAATAAGGGCCAAATATCGTTTCTCATTAGTGAATTATTTTTATTGTAGTTTGAACATGATTGCTTCTTCCAACGACAGTAAATTTTCTATTAAATTTTTCTGTCCACTCTAGTAATGCTTTATATATACCCTGTCTCCATTTTGTATAATTAGATAAATTTTTCCAATTATAAAAATCATCAAACTGAATTACAGTACCATTTACTATTTGATTGTTTAACTGTTCAAAAATTGTTGACGTACTACTGTACAAATCGCAATCAATATGAATAAATTTAATATTATCTTTAAATGTTTTCTTCCACTCGGGTATCGTTTTATGATACCACCCCACCACCAGCTCCACATTAGAATTAACTTTAGGTAAACTATTTATTTTCATTCTACCTTTTTCAAATACGTTTTCATCTGTAAGATGCCAATCCTCAGGTAATCCTTCAAAACTATCAAAGCCATAAACTTTTTGGTTAAGAAAGTTTTTTGCTATTAAATTTAATGTTTTACCTTTTAATACACCAAACTCACAAACAACACCTTCAATAGAACAATTTTTAATTGACTCTAAAAGCATGCACTCTCTTTGATAATCTTCCCAAGAATTATTTACAAAAAAAGATATGTCTTGATTAAAATTAATTGTTGCTCTTAAATTATCTTCCTCAGTATTTTCTTTTGATATTAAAGTTAAAACATTACCTCGAGCCTCATCAAAAAAACAGTTAACACTATCAATAGAACAATCTTTAAATAGTTCTAAAAATTTACATTCTTTTTCACAATCTTTCCAATAGTTACCAACAGTTTTAGAACTTGTAAATACATCTAAATTATAATTATTTTTATCAACAATCATTATTCATAACTTCTTTTATATTTTGTTTGAGTATAGAAAAACCAAATATCCATAATGTTCTTGGACTAATTCCCTTAACTATATTAGATCCGTGATTAACATCAGATACAGGATAAAGCCACATATCTCCTTTGTTTAAATTTATTTCTTTACCTTCAATGATAGGACTACCTCCCATATGATCTGATAATTTTATATTACAATGAAGTGTTATAGTATCTTCTACCCAAACTGGGTCTTTATGTATATAACAGGTATCTCCAGGCTCTGCATAACTAGCAACCATACCATCTTTAAAATTAGCTAAATAATAATTTTTTAAATTTAATTTTTTAATAATTTTATTTTGTATTCCATAAGCAAGTTTAGGAAATACAAAGTTATCAGAGTATCTAGTAGTTAATCTTTTACCTTTCATTTTAGCATCCTTAAAAAAAGTATCGTCCTTATTTTCTATAATCCAATTAGATAAAATATTACACTCTTCAATACTTACAAAGTTTTTGTAAATTTTATAATTTTTATTTATATTGGATGTTATTTCTAATACCCATTTTTCAACATCTTGTGTTGTTACTTGAAGATCAAATACTTCAGGCTTTACAAACATCTTATTAGTATCTTCAAAACGTCCTTCTTTTATTGTATTTACCCAAACTATATAATCAGCAGGAAACAATTCTCTTGTCTCTAGTGTGGGGCAAATAAAATCTGCCACAACATACTCTCCTCGATTTTTAAATTTATTTGCTAAAGTTGCCATCCTTTTGGCTTGTCTTACTCTACCTTCGTGAGAAAAATCCCAATCATCAAATTTTTTTCTTACTTCGTCTGCGTTTAATATTTTTGCATTAAGCATCGGGCCTAGCTTATTTGCTAAAGTAGTTTTGCCAGATCCCGGTAATCCCATTATTAAAATAATTTTCATTTACTTTCTCCAAAATTCCATTCCTTTATATGTTTGAGTAACCTCATAGGGTAGTAAAATTTCTCTAGGTTTATATTCTACTTTTCCTGTTACTTTATGTAAATTAGGTGTGTTAATATGTAGATCAAATAAATTATTTGAATATTCTACATTATTAAAATCATGATAAAAATATGGGTAACCAATAAAATCATAAACACCTTTAATTGTTTTTTCAGGTTCCAAACAAAGATCGTTGTATTCTATTAAATGAATCATATCTTTATTTAAACAAAGACCTTCCTTTAACCATAGCCAAGGTTTTATTACTTGTCCTTCTTTTTCTACATCCATTAAAGATTTACATCTGGTTACAACAGAAGGTTCTGCCTCCTTACCAAAAAAGAAATTTTTGTAATAAATATTTTTATTAAAAACTTTTTCAAAAGAATCAAGTATCCAATTTATATCTCGTACACAGCAAATAATTTTAGTATATGGAAATAATGATTTAAGTAACGAAGTATTTCCTGTCCATGCTCTTGATGAATCAAATATTGTTTCATTTACAGTATCTTTATAATACCCCTCAACAATATGTTTTAAAACATTTTCACGTTGTTCTGAATTTATATTTATAGAATAATCTGTTTCCGACATATATGTAATAGTATTTTCTAACATATCTTGTAACGGAGATGCTATATCAGAATAAAAGTTTGGGTTTTGATTTAAAATAGCTGTTAATAAAGTTGACCCTGATCTAGGTAACCCTGATATAAAATAATGTTTTTTCATTTAACTAAAATATTACACACCATTCTTTGCCAGTTATATGTTTCTGACTCAGGAGATTCACCTCGATGAAATTCTTTTGAATCAAATATAATAGCACTACCTGGTTTATACTTATGTTCTTCACCATCAATATAAAAAGACCCCCTCCAATCTGGCTGCCAAACAGGTGTCATGAATACAACAATTGATTTTGTTTCTGCATCTCCATGACCATCATTATGAAGCCAATGTTGAGTTTTCTTTCCGTTGTATGTAGTGTTAAACCACATCCTATTTAACTCAGTTGGTATTCCTATATTTTTTTCTTCAAGTAATTTAGCGATTCTAAGAACTAAAACTTGTCCCCAAATTAAAAAAGGATAATGTTCTACCATTGAATTTTCTGTTTTTTTAACTACTAGTATTGGACCTGTTAGAAAACCACGTTGCTCAGTAGATGCGTTATTAACTCTCCAATTAGGGGTGTTTATAATTTCATTGTACATAAAAAATAATTCTTTTTCTGAAATAAGATTATCCAATACAACTGTTTTCATTAAAATTTATGTCTTAATTCTTTATCAATAATATTATTTATTTCTTTTTTCTGTTCTTGATTAAATTGCATCATATTATCATTTAATCTAGCAGCAAACATTGCGTCAGGGTCTGCTAGTCTCCAAGGAAAAAATTTTGGAATTGCTTTTCTATATATAGTGAAATCTTTTGGATAACTAAAACAAACATCTCCTGTAGCACCCATAATTATTAACCCCTTTTTACCAAATGCTTTTGCAATATGTTGTCCTAAAGAATCGCAACCAATAAAATAATCGCATTCAGAAATTAAAGCCATCATAATTCTTAAATAAGGAAGTAAAGGATGTATGTTTTCAAAAGAAACCGAGTCGTCTCCTGTTCTTTTAAATTTGTCGTGGCTTGCATATAACACTACAGAATCATCTTTTAAATAATTAAGAAGTTCATGGTAATGATCATGCTCTAAACTTCTACTTGTATCATCATGTGGAGCACCATCTAGTATCTCAACTCCCGAACCGTAAGGTTGTGTCATTACAACATACTTTTTTCTTTTTTTTAATTTTTCTTCTTTAACATACTGTTTAGCTGATTTTTTTTCATACTCAGAAAGATAGAGATAGCCCTTATCTTTTAGATCAGAATGATCATGTGTATTATTAATACACACATCAAAAGCTTCTATTAAAGATATCTTTTCATTAAAAAACTCATGAACATGGTAAGGCTCTACCATGTTAACTTTACTGTTTTTAATTATAATGTCGAATAAACCTTTTTGATTTTGATTAAATGTTTTTTGTTGTAAGATTGGATTGCTCCAAAAAAATACATCCCACCCGTGTGTTATTATTTTAAAATCATCGTTAGGATTTAATCTTGCATATTTTTCTAAAGCTGGAATAGCGCAAACAGTTCTTCCCGCTCCTCCCGTAAGAATAAAAGTAGTATTCATAAAAAAATACTTTATACCACTTTATCTTAGTTTCGCAACAAATGTATTATTAAGCTCCTGATTGTCTTCTTATTGCTCTAACACAACAAGTACATGTTTTTCTTGGACTAGCACAATCACTCACTGAACCAGTTGCAAAACATACTCCCCATCCTCTATAGCCATTTGAAATTTGCGCAGAAGACCAATAACCTCCACTTCCGTAAGCGGGTATACTTCCACAACTTCTATTAAGCCATTGATTTTGTAACTCTTCACCTGCTGAAAGAGCACCTGATGCATTATACCAATCTGTAAATCCAGCACGACTTAAACTACCTGCGTAACACATGGCTGGATGATCTGAATCTGAATTGTATCCACCATTGTAGGTGTTGGAGTAACCGTCAGTAAAACTAGCTGCACAAGGACTACTTGATAAATTAACTTTGTATTGACAACCTACTGTTGTTGTATCTGTGTAAAGATAATATCCTTGAGAAACTCCTGTATAATATCCTCCCCAATCAGAACAATAGACGCCTAAGTCTGATGCACCTGGTGCGGGAATACTAGCGCATCCATAACCGTCTGTTAATTTAATAGCTCCTGAAGCTACACCGAATAAAGATCTAACTGAAGCCGAGCCTAAATTAAGAGCAGCTGTTGCACTGTTTCCTAATTCAGTGTTAACATTGCCAAATGTTATTGGTCCTGAAGCTGGAAGTGTCATATTATAATACCGTAATTGAGTTATAAATAGTTTTTAATTCATCTGTTGTAGTACACGCATCAATCTCTTGACTTCTAGTGTGTTCTCCATCAAAAATTTCTTGTCTTTTGGACATTACAAAATTATTAATAGACATTAAATCAGCTTTAGTTGCAACAATCCAAGAATCTTCTAGTTTCCAATTGACCGTATCTGAATCACTCATTACACTAGCTCTATTATTAGTAGTAATATTGCTTTGTTCTTCTATGTTAACTTTATGATCAGTTCCGTTTAAAGACATTGTATGTGTTTGAAAAGATAAACCTATTCTTTCTTCTTTAGCTCTTTCTTTAACCGATGCTTTAACTTCATCCAAAGATTTATTAACTATATTGTAAGTTCCTACACATATTCCAGATGAAGTATCATAAGTTAAATTTTCTCTAATTTGAGTCAGCTCATCAAAAGTAGGTTGTGCTTGTTCTTGAACTTTATAAATCTTAACATTATCTTTAAGAACTAACGGTTCGTCTGAAGGTATTAAACCTTTTCTAAAAGCAATCATAGTATCTGGAACAGATAAATCATCAAAACCTCTTAGTTTTAAACCTTCATTTATTTTTACTGAGTTCCATCTTAAAGGGCCATATATTTTTTGTAAGTCATTTGGTAAATTATCTATAACAACCATATACTCTTCTGTACCATCTGTAGTTATAGGATATGTCCAAGGTGGATTTTTTTCTACCATTGATGGAGCTTTATTTTTTTCCAATTTAGCTGTAGCTTGAGCAATAATTGCATCACCATCTTCATGTTCTTTAACCCAATTAATAATTGTTTCTTCTGTTAAATCATCATAAGCTGTAAAAGAACCACCTGTAGGTGCTGGAAGTTTTGTGTGACCATACACATCACCATAGTATTTATCTTCTGTAATTTGAAATCTCCAATTAATTTTATCAACAATATTTGTTAAACCGTCTTTACTTGGAATAGTATAAAGAGAAAGAATTTCCCATGTGTGATTATCCATTATTTTTCATCTCCTCTATTTTTTTGTTTAGTTCTTTTATGCCTTCAATTAATAAAGGAACTAACTTTTCGTATTGAACTGTTTTGTAGTTTTCTCCAGAAATTGAGTATTCAGATCCATCTTCTTTTTGACCTATATCAAAAGGAGCTGGTTTAACTATTTCAGGAAGAATACTTTCTACTTCTTGAGCTATTACTCCTACTTGTCTGTTAGTATTTGAATAACCATGTTTGTGTGCAACTTCATTATTTGTATAATGAACACCATTCAAACTTAAAATTTTTTCTAAAGAATTTGGTATATTACCAGAAATATTTTTTAATCTTCTATCAGAGTAAAATGCAGTAACATCATTAGTAGCTCTAATTTCACCAGCTGTTCCTGAGGCTGCTGTACCTACACCAAAAGAATCAAATTGAACATCTGATGCAGTTCCTAATCCTAAAGAAGTTCTAGCAGTAGCTCCTGTTTCAGCAACCCAATTAGATCCGCTTCCAACAATTATGTTTGAATCTGTGGTAGCTAATCCTGCAATATCTGTAAGACCAGCATCATAAGCTTGAACATCCGTCCCAACTGTAAGTCCTGTTAATTGATTAGAAATTTCTACAATATTAGTTCCATCTGAATAACATAAAGCTATATTTTTTTCTGTAGCTGAAAAAGTAAATCCAGTTCCACCAACAGTTTTAAATGTAACTGTGTGAGCACCTGTTGTTCCATTTTGAATTACATATGTTTTTTCAATTGAATTTGGAATTGTTACATCAATATTTCCGGTTATTGTACCAGTTAATTTTACAACTGCATTTCTTGCATTTGAAATAGTTGCATCAGTCATAGCTAATGCAGTAGCACCTGTACCATTTACTGTTACAGCTTCAAAACCTGCTATAGCTTGTTGTACTAAATTTAAATTTGCGTTTGTTTTATCTCCCCATGTACCAGCATTTTCACCAGTAACCATAAGTTCTAGTTTAAGATCTGTCGAATAACTTGATGCCATAATTTTTTATCTCCTAAATGATTATTATTTTAACTTATCTAAGCAGCTAGATCAACCTCCGACCAAACATTAGTTACATCTGGATTTACTTCTTGCCATGGAGTTACATTAACACTTCCTGCAGATATAGTCATTTGTATGCCTGTAACGTCTATATTTGCAGTACCAAAAGTTGTTACAGAACCTATGGAACTTGTTAATTGTAAACTTCCTACACCTATTATTTGACCAGGAATTTCAGCATGTTGGCCAAGAGACATTGTCAACTGTTGTCCAGTGACTGTTTCAATAGTAGTTTGTTCGAGGGCAATTGTACCTAAAGTTGATGTTATCTGTATACCAGTTACATCCACAGGTGTTTTTAAACCTCCTGCAGCATTTCCTACTTGAGAAGTCATAGAACCTGCACTTGTTACTGTAACATTTGCATCTGCTTCAAAAATTACAGAACCAATTGTAAGATCTAATTGATCTTCTGCTGGTAAAACAACTATTCCAAAATCTCCAACTAATGAAATTATTCCTTGTGTAGATGTTAAAGTTTGTCCTGTAACACTGACGGTTACATCAGTAAATCCTGCTTCTTCTCCAATTGATGATGTTAAAGTTTGTCCTGTTAACGCAACTGAATAATTAACACCCCAAGCAAGACTTCCCCATTCATCTCTACCCCATCCTTCTCCAGTTAGTATAGATTCATCTACTGTTGTAGCTCCAATAGAAGAAGACATTGAAATTCCAGAAGTAATTGCACCAATACCTACAACAGTTTGTCCAACTGCCATAGACTCTAAACTTCCTGTTACTGAGACTAAAGCTGAAGTACCTCCTGCTGCACTACCTATAGTAGAAGTTAGTTGTTGCCCAACTGCAGTTACTTGATGATCAATTACGTGAGTTTCATTTCCAATAGTTGATGTTAATGATATTCCTGTTACTGATACATCAATGTGTCCTTGGTCTCCCCAAACACTATTACCCCAAGATAGTCCACCCCAAACATTTGATTCAATATCAAATATTCCACCCATGCCAATACCATGAACATAACAAAGATAATAAAAATCAGTTGATGAAGATGGTGTTATTTCTACATAACGAGTAGTAGCAGCATTAAAGCTTGTTGTGTTTACGTAGCTTGCATAGTTAGAGGCACCATCTAAATAATAGGTTACCCCTGATGTAAGGTATTGATCTCTACTTGTAGTTGTAGAAAAAATTAATGGGTGATTGTTATTTGATACAGCACTTTGTTCAAATCTTAGGGTTCCACCTTGAACCCAATTTACAGTTCCAGGACCAGTTGCATTTCTAGCACCGTTTAAATAATAAACGTTACCAGTTCCACCACCGTATAGGTTACCTGAAGCTACGGTTACTGTATAAGTATACTCTGCCATAGCTCCAGGACCTCAAATTATGCTAATCTTAATATAGCTGCCGAAGTTGTGAAAGCTGGGAACTGAATAGTAAATGTTCCAGAAGTTGCAGTCTTGTCACCACCAAAATCTAATACAGCAACTGCATCAGTAGTATTCGAACCACCGTTTGTAGTTGTGTTATAAATTAAAGCACCTCTTGCAGTAAGAGTTACGTTTTGAAAACTTAAATCAGCAAAATCAGTAATAGCTACTGAAGATGAGACTTTTACACCTTGGTTTACTAAAGCAGATCCACCAGCTGTGTAGTTTGCTGAAGTAACCTCTGTGTTAGATCCACCACCTGGATTAGTAGAGTAGTTTTCTGTTGATTTTCCTAAAGTTGCAGAACTTGTATACATCGCTAATTTGTATGTATCAGTTGATGCATCAAAATCGTGACTTCCTTGTAGTAATTCTTTTTTAAAAGTATCACATATTGCATTTGTTGTTATTGCCATAATTATTCTCCTTAATTAATTTGTGTTTGGAGTAGGTGAAGGTATTTGTACTCTAGGTACACCATCATCATACTCCGCTCGTCTTCTTCTACCCATTTGTTGTAGGGCAAAATTCTGTACTTCCTCATTATACTTCTTTTCGTAAAGATTGTACATATCCATAGGACCTTTTAAAAATCTAAATGCTTCAGTTAAGACACCATGAAGTAACATTGATTCTTGATATTTAGCTATAAAAGTTTCATTAGTAGAAGTAAAATTTGGTGGATCTTTTATATAATTTATTTGTATTTCTAAAGCAGTAGCAGGTACTGGTGCAACTAGAATATTGAAATCATCCCAGTTTGCGTAATATTTAGGAGTACCTGTAGCTCCTGTGCCGTTAAATTCTGATATATAACTTGTATCTCTTTTTTCCATGAAAGTTCTATTACCTGAACCATCAATAACTTGTACAGATCTTAATATTAAAGAATCTGCTGGTATAGATACATATCTGTTATTA